ATCTGGTGTATTAGGATTAAAGACCGATGAACTTACGGGTATTTACCTTGCATTAGAACAAATGCTTTCTAAAGGGAAAGTAACTACGGAAGAATTACGTAGACAGTTAGGGGAAAGATTACCAGGTGCTATGGGTATTATGGCTCAAGCTGTTGGAGTTACTGTTTCTGAATTAGATAAAATGCTTAAAAAAGGCGAGGTGCTTTCCGCAGATGCTTTACCTAAGTTTGCTAAAGCTGTAGAACTAGCTTATTCTTTAGATAACGTAGATACTATACAAACTCTTGTTGCTGAACAAAATAGATTAACTAGTGCTTGGCAATTATTCATAAAAAATGTTACAGAGGGAGAAGGTGTAGTTCGAAAAGCATTAGGATGGGTTATGCAGTTTACAACAGAAACAATTAGATTGTGGGATAATTTATTTAAAGATGACGAACAAAATTTATCTGATAGAATTGGAAGTGAAACTGAAAGATTGCAAAAAAAACTAGAAACATCCGCAGTAAACCAACTAGCATTGCAAAAAGGTTTAATGGTTCAGAAACTAAGATTAGATGTTCAATTAGCTAAAGACAGAATTAAAAATGTTACAGATGAAACTAAGGCAGAAAAATTAGTATTAGAGCAAAAATATAATGAGGCTTTATCAGCATTAAAAGATTTTAATGATCAAAAAGAAGCATTAATAAAAGAAACAGCTCTAAAAAATATAAATCAAGCTAAAGATGAATATGATGAAGATTTAAGTTTAAGAAAAGACCTTCTTAAAAAACAGAAAATGTTAGAAGTTGTCGGTAAACAGGAACGTGAATCTGGTCAAGGAGGTGACGTTATAAAGAGAACATTTGGTAGAGTTTTTGGCGATCAAGAATACTTAGGTGTTCAGATAAAAGGAATGACAGACTTAAACAAAGTTTTAGAACAAGCTAATGAGAATTTAGTTGTATCAACATCTAAATGGTCTACTTATAGAAAATTAGTTGAGGAAAGTAAAGTTGGAGTTCCCGATCCAGAAGATGAGCCTAAAAAACCAGGAGGTAGAAAATCTTTTAGAATAAGTGAAGAAGAAAAAGCAATTTTTGAGTTAAACAAACTTCGTCAACAAGCTAATATAGATCAGCAAAAAGCTATAGCTGAAAATGAAGATATAATGTTTAATATTAGGCAAGAAGCTAGAAAGAGACAGCTTGAAGAAGAATTTAAGATGGTCGATTTAATATCTGATTATAATTTAAAAAACTTAAAAGACAAAGCTAAATTTGAAGGTAAAACTGAAAAAGAAATTGCAAATCAAACTGAGTTATTAGAGCAAAAGAAAATAAAAAGTAAATTAGACTTAAATAAGCAATATTACAAATCTCTAACTGACATACTTAAAAGCTACAATAAAGGAGAGTTAAAAGAAATACAAGACCAATTAGATGCTGAAAAACTATTAAGAGATCAGCAAGGTATAGATTTCAAAAAAAATCTTGAAAATTTCACAGACCTTTCTTCTAAAGAAATAAATGAGAAATTAGTTGAATTTAAAAATGACTTGTACATAGAAGATACAAAGAATTTTATCGAACAATTAAAAGCAAAACTAGAAGCAGAAATTGCTGCTACAGACAACCCCGAGTTAAAGAAAGCATTAGAGACTAGAATAGCATCTTTAGAAATGATGTTAAGCGGTTTAAAAGATGGTACAGACCAAACTAACAAACTAGCCGAAGCTACGGATAATTGGATGAAAAAATTCCAAACTGATTTCTTTAGTGGTGCGGGGTTTGATTTCTTAGGTGGGCTTCTTGATTTAGATGAAAAAGGTTTTACTAAGTTTGAAAATCTATTAGAAGAAAGTAAAGATGATTGGGCTGTTTGGGCTAACTCTATAATGGAGGTTGGTCAAGAGGCTTTTAATTTCTTACAACAAAACCAAGAAGCATACTTTGAGAATCAACTCTATAACTTAGAAAAACAGAGAGATGTATCAATACAGTTTGCGGGTGATAGCGCTGCTGCTAGAGAGGAAATTGAAAGACAGTACGAGGAAAAGCGTAGAGCGATACAACAGAAACAGGCACAAGCAGAAAAAGAACAAGCCATGTTTAATATAGCTATAAGTACTGCTCAAGCAGTAGTAAGTGTATTAGCTCAAGAACCTGGGGGTCTTATTAAAAAAGGTGTGGCTGCCGCAATAGTAGGCGGTATAGGTCTTGCACAATTAGCGGTTGTTGCTGCTAGACCCGTTCCAGAGTTCTTTAGAGGTACTATGAACGCACCCGAAGGTATGGCTCTTGTTGATGAGAAACAACCAGAGGTTCATACTGACAGAAACGGTAACATTAAGAGTTTTGGTGAATCTAGTTCTAACTACCGTTGGTTAAGTAGTGGTGATAAGATTTATAAAAGTCACGATGAGTACTTTCAGAAGGAATTAAGCAACGTTCTAAGTGTAAATGATGTGTTACCTTACAAGGAGGCATTAAGCACGTCTAGTCCTGTTATAAATGTGTCTAACGGATTAAAGAAAGAAGTATTTGTTAGAGAGATAAGGTCTATGCGTAATGATTTAATGAGTAAAGAAACATCTGTTACTAGAATAGATAAAAACGGATTCTACACAGGTGTTAGAAAGAAAGGTGCTGAGATTGAGAGACAGAACAACATATTAAAACTTAAAGGTGGTATAGTATAATGGCAAATAATCCTTTAGATTTAAAAGAGTTTAAGCACTATCTAAATTTTGTAAATGATGGTGTAGGTAGAATCCCTATAAGCGAACCCGTAAAGTTTGATGGTGCTGCTTTTAGTGTTGAGCAAGATACTAAGGGTTACGCTAGGGATATAACCTATATGGCAGAGGAGATAGACTTGGAGTTCTACGAGGGTTTCTTTGAGAAGGGAGATCAATATGAATTAGAGAATGGTTTAATCGTTGATGAGTTAGGTCATGCTATTGATTACTTGTTTAGGTACAACAGAGATTATGGGTTTCAAGCACAGATAGAATACATATTAGAGCGCAATGGAGTTGAGTTCATATTAGGGGAACTTAATTTCGAGGGTGCTAAGACAGATGAGTTAACATACTTCTATTGCAAAGTCGTTCAAAATACCAAAAGGGCATTATCTAAAAGAAGGGAGGACACAAAAATCGACGGCTTTGCAACAGAAGATTTAGATGGTAATACGGTTGCACCTATACAGACTGAGAATGTGTTACTACAAGCTAAACCTGTATTTCAAGTTAGTGAGTGGGAAAAAACATATTTTTGGGCTTATACAGGTTCTAATGTAGATGGTCAAAATAAAATACTTTGGCAAAACCCAATAAACCAAATAAAAAATAGTGGAATTGAATCAACTCTATCAGGCTCAGTTGATAAGTTTGTTCTGACTACTTCTGTTACAGGTTTAACACCTCCTCCTTTGGGTATGGATAAAATGGTTTTTGTTGACGCTTCGGAGGATTTAGTTAATGGGAAATTTAAAATTAAAAACCTTAAAATATCATATTACATTACTGTTGGTGAAAATTTTACAGATAACGCTACATTAGTAAGTGGTCAAATAAAACCTAGATATGTTTTGTTTTATGGTACGGATTCTGATGTAGATTCTTTAGGTTCTAATTCAGCAATATTAAATTATAGTTCTGAGTTTATAGGTGTTGAAAATGTTAGCGGTTTTGGAGGTTTAAATGGTTCTGATTTTGCAGATAGATATGATTTAACTTTTGAAGATGTAGAAGTTGATTTATTAGATGTTTATTCTGGAATTAGTGTTTATGCGTCTTTTTATTTAGACAGATATTTTACTTTAACTAATTGGTTAAGCGGTGAGATTGAAGGCTCTTTTAATCGTGTAGCAGTATCAACGGTTATAAAGGCGGTTCGTTATGTCGATTTGATAAAACAATCACTAAAAGTTATAAATGGTATGGAAATAACATCACCAGACTTTGAGGTTGGTGGTAAATACTACGACTTATTTGCTTTTAGTGGTAACTTAATACGGCAGAGGGATGATGTTCCGTTTTACATCACATTCAAAGACCGTAGAGAGAACCTAGCGTTGATGAACGCTGATGTACAGATAAATGATGATGATGCTATATTGGTGCAATACGATAAGTATTATGACAACGTAGAGAACGGTGTATTTAATTTAGTACCCGATACTAAGTTCAATATGGTTTACAACAAAAGATATGCTTGTAACCTATTAGAATTTGAGTTTAAAAACTACGAGAAAGATAGAGATGAGAGCAATACTTTAGATGCGATACACACTAAGGCACAATTCTCTATAAACAACACAAGGGTTAAGAACACTAAAAAGATAAGTATCGCTGATACGTTTGATCCGTTTAAGATAGAGTCAATACGTAGACAACAGTTTAAGGAAACGACAGCTCTTGATGGTGATGATAAAATACACGCTTTAGATTGTATTCAATTAGCACCAAATAGTTTAGGTGGTTTTACTGCATCTATGACGCATCAGATTCAAGACAATGGTGATTTAAAGTTGCTAAAAGATGCTGAACTTCCTAGTTGGGCTTTATTAGGTTTTGATGTTAGTAATATCTTCAATATAACAGAGGGTATAAATATTGGTTCTTATACGGTTGCTGAAATCGAGAATACAATAATAACGTTAACACCATCGGGAGGAACAGTACCAACTGATGAGGATATAGCTTTAACAACGGTAAGCTACCCGTTAACTAATGTGTTATACACTAACAGAACTGATGAAGGGTTTGACCAAATAGAAAACTTATTAAATGGTGATAACTTTTCAAATTTAAGGTATAGCATCCGTAGAAACTTAATAGAGTGGGAGAGTTACATTAGCACTTGCGCTGAATACATTAGCGATAATCCTAAGAATACAGAGTTTACTAACAACGGAGAATTAGTAACACAGTTTGAGGGTGGTGAAACATATACCGAAAACGGAGATATTGACCTACAAACGATAAAAGAGGGATTAGTAACACCACGTTTATACGATACTGATGTTGTAGCGGAATACGATGATGTATTAGATTTAATCACTAAGTACCAACAACTAGCGACTATTGGAGGTTTTATAAGAGTTAGTGGTAACAACGGTGATATTAAGAAATTATACCCACAGAAGTTGACTTATACTTGGGCTACAAAAGTACTAAATATTGTAGGTGAGGAAAGAAATGAGAGTGATGATGTGGTTATAAATATAGAGAATGGAGTAATAATTATTAACAACGTGTCATACGATATTGACTTCTCTGATTCTAGTGTTTACGAAATTGTGGGAGATTATTTGGCTATTTATGATAATAATCAAATAAAAATCATTAATTTTACGAGATACAATGAATATATAGTTCAAGGAGAGACTTTTGACAATATTTATGATTTGGCGCAATCACTAATAAATTTGTAAATGGACTACAGTTTCTTAAAACTATACGATAGTATGAGTGGTTCTTTAAATGATAATAAATTTAAAGACGCTAACTTACTGTACCAAACTAGTATTCAGCTATTTCCAGATGAAGCGTATCTTCAAATAACAAATTATGATGGTGGTATATCACTAGGATTTGATTCTGATGTATTTGTAGTAGATTGTTTTGATAATGTATTAGCGGATATAACCAACAATGTATTTATAGACCAATTTGTAGATGTTAATGGTTTCACTCAATGTAAGATAGAATTTGTAAATTTAAACGTTGACTTTCATGGTAGAAAGGTAATGATTAAGTTTAAGATCAATTCGAGTGATGCTGTTTACTACACTAAGCCTATAAAGATAAGTCATAAAGAATCTGTTAGAACATATAGATTTGATTACACTAGTAATCGAAATATGGAGGGTATAAGCTATGTCAATGCTGTAGCGTATCAATCTATAAGATTAGCATTAAAGTTTACGGGTTATTCTAACAATAGTGAGGTCGGTGAGTACTATCAGATTTCCACAGGCAATAACATATCTACTAGGTTTCTCAGAAAGATGGGAGAGAACTTCATTGCACAGAACATCGATATATTTACATTCGAGAGGTTGCAAGAGGTGTTTATGCACGACATCATCTACATTGATGGTAAGCGTTTAACGAATAAGCCGATATTAGAACCACAAGAGCAGATAGGCAATACTGATTTAATAAAGGCTAATTTCACCGCATATCTTAATGAGAGTGACACGTATGAGTACGAGTATCAAGTGTTTGATGGTTTAGTATTAAGCAACTACAATCCGTTTGGCTTATACATTACGGGTTATCAGATAGAGGCATTATCTGTTGATGCGAATATAAACATAGAGTTATTGACGGGTTCATTAAGAGTTTACGATTCGTCAGACACTTTAATATATGATTTCAATGAATCTGATATGGTTATTAATAGTAATAATCAGTTGAAGATAATAAGTACGGGAACACCAGTAGAG